CAGGTAACTAGCTCTGTTAAAAATATAAAGCATGAGATACAGAATATTGACACAACTCTTGCAGAAACTTTCAAGGCAGGTTTTAATAAAGACGGACAGATAGATATTGTTAAAACTATTGAAAATGCAAGAAAAGTTTTGAGTCAGTTTGGCAATCCGACATTTTCATGGACTAAAGATAGTTCGGGTGAAGTCGCTCAAATTACGGCAGAAGTTACAAGTTTAACAGGTCAAGTTGAAAAATTGAAATATGCTCTGAACGAAACAAATGGGTCATTTGACTATCTATCGGGTAGCAGTTCTGAAAAGGGTATCTTAAAACTGATTGCGGATATTGATAAGGCTAAGTCGGATTATACTGCTAAACTTTCGGCATTTAAGTCAGCGAATAAAGGTATTGAATCGGGTATAGGAAATGAAATTAATGCCGTTAATGCTGCTATTGACAATCTTGGCAATGGTGGTTCTATTGCAGAGGTTGATAAACTATTCAATTCATTAAAAACTACTGCAAGCAATATCAGGCAAAATTTAAAATCTCTTACAAGTTCTTTTAACGAAACTACAAATGCCGAAAACACTTTGGCTAAAATGCCTGCAACAATACAGGAAATATCCAATAGTTTTTCAAAACTTAAACAACAACCGTCAGAGGTTTCCGAATTAATTGGTAACTTAAATTCCCAATTAAACAAGGTTAATGAAACCGAAAGTCAATTTGGGCGAAATGAAAAATGGTCTGAGGAATATCGTGAGTTAGTTGTTTCGGTTAAAAAAGCAGAAACAGAAATAAAGAGTTTACAGTTACTTGAAAAATCTGATAATTCTGAGGCACAACAGCAAGCTAGTAGATACAATAAAATTATCGAAAATATTTCGCTAATTAACAAGTTAGAAAAACAACGTATTTCAGCAGGCAAAGAGGAAACTGTTGAAATAAATAGACAAATAAAAAATGCAAAGGGTAGAATATCTACAGCCGAAAGCTATTTAGAAAAACATAAATTAATTTCTTCGGAATATGAAGAACAAATACGTCTGCTCAAGAGAACAGGTGAATATGAACAGGCTATTGTAAAAGCTAAGTCTGCTGATAAATCGTCAGCTACCTTTACTAAAACAGAAAATAATGTAGCTAGACTTACGCAAAATCTCACCACCTTAGAAACAAACTGGAAAGAGTCGCCTATTTTTAATGGAGAGTTTCAGGAAAAGTTTAATGAGTTAAAAACAAGTTTGTCTAATGTGGGTGGCAATCCTAAAGCATTAGATGAATATCGTATTAAACTCAATGAGCTAACAAACGAGTTAAAGAGGGCTGATGTAGCTTATAAAGCTAGTTTTTCTAGCAAGAAATCACAACAGAATATAGAAGCTACAAGGCAGAACATTAAAAAGTTAATATACACAATTCAGACATGGCAACAGGCTAATACTAAAGCCATGGGCAAGAATACTTTTAATGGCGGTACATATCAGGTTGAAACTGATAATATGATAGCCTCACTCAAAAAGTTGCTTAATGCTAGCGATTTAACTGCGAGTGATTTGAAAGCAAATGTTGATAGAATAAATCGTAGTTTTAGGACAATGAGTTCTGAAGCACAGGCAGCAGGTGTGAATGGTTTAAGCTTTTTTGACAAGATTAAAGAGGACGCTTTAAAATTCACAAGCTGGATGAGTTTAACTACTGTGATTTCAGGCATATCAAGAGAAGCTGTTAAGTTCTATAATAATGTTGTAGATATTGATACAGCTATGACAGAATTGCGTAAGGTTACTGATAACACAAATCAGCAATATGCCGAGTTCTTTGATAATATAGGTCAAAAGGCTAAAGATTTAAAGATTGATTTGTCTGATCTTATTTCTCAAACCGCAGAATGGGGTAAACGTGGTTATAGTTTAGATGAAGCTGAAACACTTGCCACAAACTCAGGTATTTATTCAGTTGTTGGTGAAGTAGATAATGCAACAGCAGTACAAGACCTAACAACAGTTATGAAAAGCTATAACATGACAGTTGATGAGTCTATCAATATTGTCGATAAGTTTAACGCAATATCAAACAAGTATGCTGTTTCAGCAAGTGATATTGGTGATATGTTGTCAAGGTCAGTATCTTCACTGAGCGTAGCAGGAAATACACTAGATCAGGCAATAGCAATGGGTACAGCCATTACAGAAATAACTGGAGACGCAGCCGAAGCGGGAAATAGTTTGAAGGTTCTATCAATGCGACTTCGTGGAGCAAAAACAGAACTTGAAGATGCAGGCGAGTCAACAGAGGGCATGGCAGTATCAACCTCAAAACTGAGGGAAGATATTAAAGCTCTTACTAACGTAAATGGCACAGGCGGTTTTGATATAATGAAGGACTCTCAGAACTTTAAGAGTACCTATGAAATTATGAAAGGTATCGCCAATGTTTGGAACGATCTTACTGATACATCAAAAGCCGCTGTCATAGAGAAAATCGCAGGCAAGCAAAGAGGCAATACAATTACTGCATTGCTTACAAATATGAGTCAAGCGGATAAAATTGTTAATGACTCAATAGGCTCTGCTGGGTCTGCTATGTCAGAGTATGAAAAATACCTTGATTCCATTCAAGGAAGAGTGCAAGGTTTTCAGACAAGTATTGAAAATTTGTCAGCTACTCTGATTAATGGTGATTTAGTTAAATTCGGTATCACCAGTGGAACACAAATTATTGATGTTCTTGATAATCTAATTAGTAAATTCGGTGTTTTAGAAACACTTATTCCTACCGTTATGGCAGGATTATCATTCAAAAACGTAGGTAAACAATTATTAAAGATGCCAACTTATGCACAGCCACAAACTATATGTGCATAGGTCACACACGTTTTAAAATAAGGTTGCCAAATTGCTGAGAACGGCTAAAGCTTTGCGACTACTTATAGCAATGGCACTATAAGAGTGAGGAAACTCGGAAACAATAGCAAAGATGACATATGCTGAGATAAAAGCCTATTATACTATTATAATAGGTGCTAAGTGTTGTTAAAAATGTCAGGTCAGCAGCCAACCCCTATCGGGAGATACGGACTAGGTTCAGAGAGTAGACGGTAACTATCTTGTGGTAAGATAAAGGTGTACTCCAACTATAGGTAACACCTATAGCGTTTCAAAAAATGAATTATCCCTCATTTATTTAGTTTTGTCCTTTGACAGTGAGGGTGGGATAAAACTGTTACCAATCATTTTGCATAGTGATTTATTTTACACTATTCATTTGCGTATGTCAACACTAAATTTGTTCGTTAATAAAAATTTTACATTTATATTAATACAATGTTTGTTAATGCAACCAATATATGGCTTGACATTAGTTCCTAAAATGGGTATACTAAGTTAAGAATAGTCCTTACAAGTCTAAAATATGATTGTGTGGCATATTTTATAAAAGTGTTATATAATCATATTAAATTATTCACAAAATCTCTTTTAGTATTTTTGTTAAAGAGTAAAGAATAAAATATAATTAAGTAGTTTAGAATAAAATGGAGAGGTGTGATAATATGGAAATGGGTAAGGAACTTAAACTATCATTAAAAGTTGAATATCAAAAAGATACAGATAGTATCGAAATTACAACTAATGGACAATCAAGTGGTATAACTCTTCCATCTAAGATGTTTCTGCCATTTGTACAAACATTACTTCGTGTCGGTTTGGATATGCAAGACAAAAAGGTAGTTGATTTGGGATTGCGAGAGGGGTGATATCATGAGGAACACTAGAGATGTTTATGTTAAAAATGTAAATGTTTGTAGAGAGGATGGTTATAAAACCAGTTTGTTGGATATCTTAAATATTGAGCCATATTATATGGAAATCAAACAGACTCTCGACAATATCTATTGTTGTACTGTTGACAATCTTGACGAGATGTCGAAGTGTATCAAGTGGTTGCAGAATAATAAGTTTAAGAACTTTGTTGTCAAGAAGATTTATGTTAGCCGTATAAGAAGTGAAATCTATGTAATTGCTGATTTTGACGATGGCAAAATAGGTGAAGTTTTGGACGAATATTATGAAGCAACTTTTACTTTTACAACTAATTACAAACAAGACATTGTTTTCATGATTACTTCCGAAAAGAATTTAGTGGAAGCAAATATGCCTAAATTTGAAGAAGTGATTGAGGTGACTCCTAGTGTCTAACTCGCAGGATTATTCTAAAAAAATAAAACATAATGAGTTGTTTGTGCAATGTCTAAAGGACACAGATGTTAAAGAATATGACGATTTTTCGGATTGGATAATAGTCGGTATATTCTATTCGTCACTTCATTATATGAATTTGTTTTTGTCCAAGAGATATGATGATATAAATCTTGAAACTGTAAAGAGTCATAAAGATAGAAATATTATCATACAGAAAAAATGTCCGTATCAAATTCATATGGCATATCGCACCTTATATGAGTTAAGTAGAGAGGCGAGATATCAATGTTCAGATGTATCGTCTAAAGTCCGTTTTGTAGAACAGAAATATCAAGAATTAAAGAATTTGTGTTCTGAACAAATGCAACGGAGCGCTTCTAAGAGATAACGTGGACTACATAATGAATAACCATAAAATAAGACCCTAGAGAAAATCTAGGGTCTTTTGTTATACATGAACACACATTGTTTACTTTTGCCCATTTGTACACTTGTGTACACTCATATACTCATACTCATTATCTATTCCCTCAAATTAACATTTACGTTAGTCCAATCCTTGCCGTCACGTTCCATGGTGACAGTATAGTATAATCTGCCCTTAACACCAAAACTATTTTCAGCGTCCACATAAGATGACACAGTGTAGCTATCATTATGATGTGTAATAAAGTTTTTATCATATATTGGATAATCTGCTGTGGCAGGGGCTTTTAACTGTTTATTTACATAGAATTTAGCTGCTGTGTAAGCTTCTTGGCTGTAGTCTTTTTCGTAGTGTAGGGCTTTGGAAGTTAAGTCAATAATCATTAATATAAACAAAATAACAATTATTATAAATATGACAATTCTGCCTATCGAATAACGAATTTGCTCGGTAGTCTCATTATTAGTAGATGTGGTATGTTCGTTAATTACATTGCCTGTTTTCTCTTGGTTGTTTGTCATAACTATTCTCCTTTAAAATTTATATCAAAACTATAAACGAATAACTGTTAAGGTCTTTAAAACAGTTGAAAATGAGAGTAGTGGCAAGACTAATATCAGTATATTAGGCAAGACTATAACACAACTTTCAGATTTAAAGAACTTGCTTCATAATAAATCGGATATAACTTTAATTCCTGCAAATGAAGTAGCAAATGTCCGTCAGTTTAACAATCTTTTGGCACAGGGCAAATCGGTCGCTGAAGCTGAGTCAATAGCTTTAAAGGGTTGTTCTGAAACAACTCTCAATGTCGCTAGAAGTGCTAATGGTGCAGCGGTATCAGAAGAAATACTTTCCGCTTCTTTAAAGGGTGTTGCAACTTCTTCTAAACTTGCTGCCGCTGGCATGAAAATATTATTAACTGTTGGTAATATGGCTGTCGGCTTGCTTGCAGGTTTGGTTATTGATAAGATTATAGCACTTTTTGATAATATTGTCAATGGTGCAGATAATGCAAAAGAAAGTTTAGCTCAGTTCACAAGCAGTTTCTCTGACTCTATTGACAAATTAGATGAAGAAAACAAGTCAGTAAACGAATTAGTAAATCGTTATGTAACTTTGGTTGCGACAACAGATGACTTGTCAACTGTTAAGGACGATTTGAATACTATTCAGGACAACTTAATTGACAAGTACGGTAATGAAGCTAAGAGCCTTGATTTACTTAATGACAAAATGTCTGAGAATATTAAGAAAATCAAAGAGTGGAAAAAAGAAAAGGCTGAGAGTGAACTTTATCAAGAGTCGGATATTACTGATCCTGATGATAGTGATAGAAAGCTGAGTGTTAAAGAAGCCTATGATTTAGCACAAAAGAAATTAAAAGAGGGAAGCTCTTTTAACAAGGGTCTTTTTACTACTGATTACGGTGGCAAAGGGCAAGCCTATGTATCAGACGGTCTATTCAGTGGCTATAATTCTAATGCTGATATCAACAAGGTCGGCTCTCGTGGTTATGGTGATTGGTACAGTTACAAGAATGACATTGAACCAATTCTCAAAAAGTATAATAACGTTGGTATAAGCACTAATGCTTATAGTAATTTACTTTTCGCAGGTACAATGCAAGAACGTATTGATACCATGCAAAAGGTTTATGATGAATTATCCGAGAAATGGGCAAACATTTCAAAAGACGATAATCGTAACAAGTGGTTGGCTGATTTGCAAAAAGAAATTGCTACCACAACAGAGGAATATGATAAACTTTCTAATGCCGTTGATAAATACAACGAAATCCAGAAAACACTTGAAAACTATAACACAAGTGAAGAATTTAGTAAAGCATTTGATGAAGCCCAGAAAGCTACTGAAAGTTATAGTCATGCTGTAGAAACCAAAAACATTGATGATGTTGATAGGCTTTATGATTTAACTCAGCAATACAAGGACAAATTAATTGACTTGGCTAATGGTGATGAGGATTTAATTAGCTATGTCAATACTTTCTTTGAGTCTTTACCTGCAAAATTAACAACAGGTACTTTTGATATTTCTGAGTGGACGGACGATATTGACGAAGTTCAGAATAAGGCAAAATCACTAAAAGATACCTTAACAAGTCTGCAAGACGGAAGTATTTCGGATAGTGACTTAGTTGAACTGTTTAAATCATATCCTGACTTGGCTAAGTTCTCAGGCAACACGGAAAAGCTGACAGAAGAAGTTAAGAAACTGATAAGACAAAACCCTAAAGAATTAATAAACAGATTAAAAGAACTATCAAACAGTTTGCCGAATGGCAATGATAAGGCTAATGTAGAAGGTCTTATTTCAAGTCTTGAAAAACTTGGAGAGGTAGCTTCTTCTATTTCCGACGTTAAACTGTCTGTAGACGATATTGAGAAAATTTATGAGGAAACGTTTGATGATCTTATAGATAAAGCTGAGGACGAGAAAGATGTTCTTGAAGAACAAAAGAATATTCTTACAGAACAAAAAACTCAACTTGACAATATTATTTCTCAGTACGAAACTGTCGCAAACACAGTAGAGTCTTATATTGACGAGCAGAAATCAGCTATTGAGGACAGATATAATGCTGAAATTGATGCCATTAAAGCTGTTAATGAAGAAAAACAAGATACTATTGACTTACAGGAAAAGCTAAATAATCTTGAAAATGCTAAAAAGAAAAAGGTAAATGTTTATTCTGAAGCTAGTGGTTGGCATTTGGAAACCAATACCGAGGAAGTAAACAAGGCACAGCAGGAATATGAACAGGCTAGTGCTGATAAACGTGTATCTGACCTTGAAAAGCAGCGTGATAAGGAAACTTCATTGTGGGATAAGTATAAACAACAGTGGCAAGACCTTATCAACAGCTCTACTAACACAGAAAATGAACAGCTTGCCAAAGATATTTTAGGTGTTAATTGGACGGACAAAATAGCACAGCAAGACACAAATATTCTTAATGACTTTGCAAGCAAATACCAATCTTATCGTTCTCAACTTTCAGATCAGGTTGAAAAGGAAATTGAGAGCGTTGACAAAGAGATAACGGCTAAAAGCAAAGAAATTGAGGCATACAAGAAAGAAAAAGAAGCTTTATCAAAGTATGTTACAGATATTACGAATAAGAATAAAGACTACATAAAACAGTTGACAGATGTTTCTGAAAAAGAAATGCAGACTATGGAAGGTAGGACTAAGTTCTTAGAGGATTGTAAAAAACGTGCTAGGGAAGCTCTTGACTATTCTGATATTTCTGTTGAGGGTGCTAAATCGAATGGTTTGTATCTTGTTCAATATGACGGTGAAACTGTTGGAACAGGGCTTGATGAAGCACAAGCAGAACAGTTAAAATCTGAACTGTACGGCAAAATGGTTTCATCAGAACTCTTGGCTAACCCTATGCTTGGTAAGAACAAGGGTGCATTAACAGCTATTCTTAACGCTTTAAAGAGTAAGTTTAACATTATTAAACCATATCGTTCAGGCGGTATTGACGATTATACAGGACTTGCACAACTTCACGGAAAGCCAAATGCAGTTGAAACTATCTTCAATTCAGAGCAAGGCAGAAAACTGTATAACCTTGTGGCTAATACAGATAATCTTGTCAATTATATTGGAGATAAGATTTACAATGGTATAACAGATTTGGTAAGGACAAAAATGTCTACACCAAATAACATTCAAAATAGAAATGATACAAACAATAAGACTATTGTATTCCAGATTGATACTGTCAATACAACAGACGGCACAACATTTTTGGAACAAATGAACACCTATCTGCAACAGGCTGATTTGGATAGAATAGTTGGCAAAAATTATTAAATAAACACAAAAGTAATAAAGAGCCATTAATTATTTAGTGGCTCTTATCTTTTGGAAATATTTTAAATTCAATAAAATATTGACAAATGTGGACGAATGTGGTATAATGTACTTATAAGAAACAATAAAGGAGTTTTTATATGAGTAATTACAAACCACAAGAATTTGCTGAAATGATAGGTGTATCTGTAAAAACCTTGCAACGTTGGGACAAAGAAGGCAAACTTAAAGCATATCGCACTCCAACAGATAGGCGTTATTATACTCACAAACAATATGTCGATTATATGGGTGATGGTAATAGTAAACACGGCAAAACGGTCATATATACAAGAGTATCTACTTCTAATCAAAAAGATGATTTACAAAATCAAGTCGAATTTTTAAAACAATATGCTAATGCAAAAGGGATTATTGTTGATGAAATCTTTGAAGATATAGGTAGTGGGTTAAATTACAATCGCAAGAAATGGAATAAACTTATTGAAGATTGTATGCTTGGATTAATAAAGACTGTTATTGTTGCTCATAAAGACAGATTTGTACGTTTTGGATATGAATGGTTTGAACGTTTTCTTAAATCTGATGGTGTTGAGATTATTGTTGTTAATAATGAAAAGGCATCACCAGAGCAAGAATTAGTTAATGATTTAATATCCATTATACACGTTTTTAGCTGTCGTATATATGGTTTAAAAAAGTATAAAAAGCAAATCGAAGGAGATGAAGAAATTGCTAAAGAGTTACAAGACAGAAATAAACCCAACGTTCGAACAGAAACAAACAATTAATCGCACTATTGGAGTATGCAGATACGTTTACAACTTTTATCTTGCTCACAATCAAGAAATATATAAAACTGAAAAACGTTTTGTATCTGGAATGGACTTTTCTAAATGGATTAACAATGAATTCATTCTCAACAATCCTGACTTTCATTGGATAAAAGAGGTTAGCAGTAAGTCTGTTAAACAAAGCATTATGAACGCTGAGAGAGCTTTCAAGAACTTTTTTAAAGGAAAATCAAGATTTCCAAAGTTCAAGAAGAAAGCAAAATCAGATGTAAAAATGTATTTTGTAAAAACAAATGCTAAAACAATTATTCAATGTGGAAGACATAGAATTAAGATTCCTACCCTTGGTTGGGTAAGATTAAAAGAAAAAGGATATATTCCTACAAACCCCAAAACACATATTATCAAAAGCGGAGCAGTGTCTTGCAAAGCAGGAAGATACTATGTGTCGGTTTTAGTCGAAGAGCAGGAACATCAAAAGCCTGTTTTAAATGACTTTGGAATAGGAATAGACTTAGGTCTTAAAGATTTTGCCGTTTGTTCAAGCGGAAAAGTTTACAAGAATGACAACAAGAGTTCTAAAATAAGGAAACTTGAAAAGAAACTTAGACGTGAGCAACGTAGCTTATCGAGGAAATACGAAAGCTATAAGAAACTTAATAAAAATATGAAAGGAGTAGCTACTCGACAAAATATCCAAAAGCAAAAGTTAAAAGTACAGAAAATTCATCAAAGACTTGACAATATAAGAACAGATTATATCAATAAGGTAATATCCGAATTGGTGAAAACCAAGCCAATGTGGATTACTATTGAGGATTTAAATATATCAGGTATGATGAAGAATAGACATCTCTCCAAATCAATCGCACAGCAAAAGTTCTTTGAATTTAGGACAAAGCTACTTGCTAAGTGTAACGAATATGGGATTGAGTTAAGAGTCGTTGATAGATTTTATCCTTCTAGCAAAACTTGTCATAATTGTGGTTGTATCAAATCTGATTTGAAATTATCGGATAGAACATACCATTGTTGTGAATGTGGTTATACAGAGGATAGAGATTATAATGCAAGTCTTAATTTGCGAGATTGTCAAACCTACAAGATAGCATAAACAAGCTAACGTAGGTATGTACCGTAGGCTATACGGGAATTTACGCCTGTGGACTATACAAGAACTTGTGAGTAGTCTTATGACAAAAGCATATAGGTTGAAGCAGGAATTTTCTCGATATGGATATATTTGTCCATATTTTGAGTAGCAGGTGAAGAAAAATGATTATGACTCCTACATTGGTATTTCCTGATGATGAGGTTGTAAAGATAGATAAACATAAGGACACAAATGGCGAATATGACCGCGCTCCGCATTTCAGTTATCAGTTTAATTGTACAGCAGGTTCGGCTATGCGTTGGGCATTGTGCGAGTACACAAACCTTAAAACAGGTGAGGTTAATCACTCTTATTTTCCAAAGGGTGGTGACATAAACACCTTTTACAATGGTGATAAAGTTGGTGTTAATGAGTTAGTTTTTAATGATATTGCTGAGAACGGTCATGACTACCAATATCAATACATTCTTTTTCAAACAGACCCTACAACCATAGCTGACGACACCCAATATGGAGATGGTGTTGGTTTGTACGATATGTATTTCTGCCGTGGAAAAGTTCAGAGAGCAGGTTCTTCAACATCATTTTATATAAACAAGGAAATAGGCAATTTGAAAGACGCTTATTATTATGAACGTGCTGACGGCTCAAATTACTTAGTTGGTGGTGCATACATGGAGATAGGTGAGGAACGTAGGTTTATTGAAAAGTATGACTACAAAACAGGCATGGTTACATTGAAATCTGCTTTTACAAATACACCAACAGTAGGCACTGAATTTAGGATATTTACTAATTACTTTATAGATAAACCGCATTATGTAAAATGCAGAAATGACCCTGATTGTATTGTTACGGCTGAAGTAAATGAAAACAATTCTACTAGACCAATACATTGTGAAACAACGTATACGCACCCTAATCATGTCGGCTTGAAATATTATAAGTATTATTTGTATCAGATAATTAATTCAAATGTAGTCCATGACGGAACTATTCAGGATAGCACAAATGATACAACTCAGGTCAATCTTGGTAAAAGTATAGGTGAAAATATAGTAAATAAGTGTATTACTATAGAGGTAGAGCCTAGTGGAACAGAAGGTCATGTTACCGAGGGTATTAATGGTTTTATTTCTAACTACAATACTGCTACTGGAATGGCTATAATTTATTGCCCAGCAAATACTCAGTTTGTGAAAGGTGCAAAATTTACTGTTTATAGTGAAACACAGAAATTGATTGGCGAGAGTCCTGCAATTTATAATTTCAGACTCAACTACGATTTCTATGCTATGCAAGCAGGAAATTCATATTGTGTTGTTAGTGAGATTATGACACTTGACGATAAAATGTATCATTTTAGCAAAAGAGTATCGTTTCAAGGCAACGAGTTAGGTGATTTAGTAAACAACTTTAATTGTCTAATAATTAATAATCGCATAGCAATGCTGTCATGGAATACAACTCTTAGTGGTACTGCAAAGATTTTTAGACGTAATGTGAACGAAGAAGATTATATTTTTCTTGGTACTACTAATACAAAGAGCTTCTTTGACACAACAGTTGGTAATAAGCAGACTTATGAATATTATGTTTGCTACGGAGATTACAAACCATATAAATCAGAGCAAGTATCGGTAGATAGAGACGGTTGGTTTATATACTCTTTAACTAATTTGGGTACAAAATATAATAAAAAGTATTATGCTATTTCTGAGTGTTGGGAGTTTATAACAGGTATGACCGATAATGATATTACATCAAATATTGGTCTTGCAGTACACACAGGAACAGGTATTAAACCAAAAGCAACTAGAACAGTAACAGACTATGAGAGTGGTTCTTTCTCTGCTGATCTTTTAACAATTAATTGCCCTGATGGGCAAATAGTCGATAATATTGACAGAGTAAAAGCATGGACTAAATTTATTAAAGGCAAGAATGATTTTATGTTAAAATCTCATAAGGGCGATGTTTGGATTATAAATATCTCAGATAACCCTACTAGAATTTATGATAGCACAAGTGTATTAGGGCTGACTAATATTAAGTATGATTGGATTGAAGTTGAAGATATAAATGATGTAATAATTATTAGATAGGAGGTAGGAAAGTATTATGGATTATTATAATAAAATAGACAATGCTTATCTTGCCGAGTTACATAAACCAATGCGAAAAATGTATGTCAAAATGGAAATTTTATCACACTATGAAGGTGCTATTGGCGAAATAACAAGTGACCTATCTTCTACAGATGGTTCAATAACAATTAATAAAGAGCAAGGCTGCCGTAGGTCTTGCTCTTTATCTATTATTGATAGAAGTGGTAAATACATACCTCAAAAAGATAGTTCATTTTGGTACAATCGAAAATTCAAAATCTTCATCGGCTTGCAAGTTGATGAGAATATTTATTGGTTTCCGCAAGGTGTTTTTGTTACAAAGTCAGCAAACTCTAATGGTAGACGATTGAATGTTGAGGGTGTTGACAAATATGGGTTTCTTGACGGAACATTAAATGCTAGAATGTGCCTTGTTGAGTATCAAGCTAGTGTTACAAATTCTAAAAAAGGAACGAATATTGCAACTTTAATTAAGGACACGCTTATGCTTGATTTGGGTAATAACATACCTCTTGACCCTGTTGAGCCGATTATTGACCCTATATTCTATAATGTAACTTTGTATGACGACATCGTGGTTGACGAGGGTGGTTATCTTGGTGAAATTTTTGATAAGATTGCCGAAATGTATGGTGCTAATATCTATTACGATGTCAATGGCAGATTGAGAATGGAAAGAGTTTTCAACTATAACTTACCTTCTTGGTATCGTCATTTATCACCACAATTTGAATTGAGTGAAACCGAAATTACAGAAACGGATATTAATTATACTTATAATTATGACGGTGTAAACATTATTACAGTTACAACAGACAATACAAGTGGTGAAATTTATTCGTACACAGCTAAAAATGAAAACCCACAATCACCTGTAAACATAAATGCTATTGGCTATAAGGGCTTAGATGGTGGCACTTATTATATACCCCTAGGAGATACAAGTGAAGAAAGCGGAGAGGAAAAGTGTAGGCAACAAGCCGAATATATGTTGTTACAACATGCTTGTATGAGTACAGGTATAAGTTATAATCTGCCGATCATTCCACATTTGAATGTTGATAATACCGTCAGAGTTAGCAATGATTATTATAATTTTGACAAACAGTTATTTATCGTAAACTCTATTACAATGCCTTTATCGGCTACTGAAATGAGTATTGAAGCCACTAATCTACAATGGCTACCATTTGATACAGATTGCATTTCGATTTACTGTGAAACTTCGAGTGATACGGTGGCAATATCTTATAATACGAATGGTGGCAAGGACAAAGACGGCAATACTATCACTTATAAGAGTATCAGCCAACCCCCTAATAAACAAATTGTTTTACAAGGTGGGGATATGTATAACGAGAATAAATTGCTTGCATGGACGGATAGTCAGGGCAATAAATACAATTATGGTGACGTGTACACTGTACCAAATAACAACACAACATTGATAGCTCAATGGATAACAGGAAATGAAGTTACAGTTACCAATACATTGTCGACAGATAGTACGGTAGAATTTCAATCTATGTCACCGTCACGTTGTTTAATACGTTATGATGATAACGAAGTAGTTAGACGTAATACAAAAACAATTTCAACATTTAAAAAGAATTATTCTTTGGGTACACACGATGCAACTATTGTGTCTGAGAGTGATGATTTAACTAACTTTGACAATGCTTTTGACAAAGAAACAACCACAAAGATAGATTGTTCCAAAGTAAAAGCTACCTACCTTACTTCACCTATGGGAAACGGATTTGAAAATATGACAGACTTTGTTTTCCCTGCTAATCTTTCAAATATTTTGACCAGTAAGGGTGTGTTGTCAGGTTGTAAAAAGCTTACCAAGATTACATTTCCTGTAGCATACTGTGATATTTCACACCCTGAATCGTTTCTTGCTAATAGCACATTTGTTAATGGTTTGGAACTACCTTATACTTTGAATTTCACACCAATGGTTTCAGTTGATAAGCAAACAGGTATCGAAGAAATAAAACAAAACGAGATACTAAAAGGAAGTCATGTTGTTGGAAACTTAAACATCAAAGCGTCAACTACAAATAAATGTGTAGTGTATGTAAATAAAGAAACAACAAGTTTAGTTATTTATCCCGCAACAGTGCAGGGAAGATTTTATCTTATGGGCAAAGGTATTGATGGAGATTTATCTGGACTTCAAACTATACAAATTGGGCGATCTACTAATATTAACGACACCGATGGTTTTGCAAGTAATACATCAGCAAACATAAATCTGAGTTTGGACTTTCAATCGGGTAATTGTACTACCAAAATACCTAAAAACGCTTTTAATGGCTATAGTGGTAATATGATTAATGTTGTAATTTATGGCAATGTGACCGACAACAATGGTATCACGCTTGAAAGCGGATCGTTTTGCAATATGCCTAATATGGCAAAATTGCCAATGACAAATAGTACAAGTTTAAAAACTATACCTGAGAACTGTATGAATAATTTAACATCATTAACTTCAGCGACTACAGGCTATGTGGTTGACGTTGAGGGTTGTAACGATATGCCTAATCTGACAACTCTAAGAATTGAAAGTTCTTGCGAAATAGTAAACGGATTTAATAACTGCCCTAAATTGAAAAATCTGTCATTCATGAGTGACGGAAAAGTAAAAGAAATTGGTGGTTTAAATAATAACGCTATTACAACATTTTATGTTCCAAATATGACTTTGTCTGTATCGGGCGTGAATAATTGCTCTGCATTAACAACGGTTGTTATTGGAGCTTCTTTGACTAGCTTTACAGGGTTTAATAATTGTCCTAAGTTAAACAAGTTTACTGTGGATAGTTCTAATACTACTTTCAAAGTCGTTGATAATAACCTCTACCAAGGAAATAAACTTTGCCGTGTTCCAATGAGTAAATCAGATATTGTGGTAACAAATGGTACAACGGAAATCATGAGCAATGCCATTCAGGTTGCTTTTGCAAACAGCATTTCTATTCCAAATGGTTGTATTTTAGCTAACGACTCAATCAAATGTCAAAGCGTAGGTCAAATTATTTTCCATACTTCTTTTAACACAGAAACTGGGAAATATAATAATTTAACTATGACCGATTTTAGTTCCCTTGATAATGTACAAGTCGGAACTATTTTCACATATGGAAATGGTATAACAGATACTACAAACGCAAATTGTTTGCCTATTGTAAAATACTGTATAGAACATAACATCAATTATGTTGATATGAATGAAACAAACACTAACGCTCGTGGAACTATTGGAATAAGCGGTAATGCAGAATTGGACGGTGATAATTAATGATAAATACTTATACTTGTGCGCCAAATCAAACTTCATCAGAAACCGTGTTTTCAGACCTTAAAACATTTTTTGAAGACAAATGGACATGGAGTAAAATTGAAACAAATTATCCTGATAGTGAGTCCACCGATTATAACACTTTGACATTTTGGATTGATGATACAACGTACTTTAGAATAATGTTTGACCCTGCAAAGTCGCGCTACTGGGTTGGATGTGGTGAATATGACTCTACTAAAACGTCACCATATGCTGATTATGTCAGCTTCGCCTATAACAAGTTTGATAGTGTTATGTTGTACACTACAAGTCAAGGAATGTTGATTTTGTTTAAAAGTGGAGATAATGACTATGTATTAGGTGGGGGTATCGCAAAGATGAGAAAGCTGTCCGATGATACAGAGATAACAGGTTTCTTTACCCCTACTTCAAATTCAGGACATCAAGGAAGTAAAATGGCAAGTTTGTATAATATGTTTAGTCAAAGTTTGCACAATGGCGGTACGAACCTTGTACCACAAGTTGATTTTAATATACCATTGAATAGCACAGTTGAGGGGCAATACGCTGCTAAAACTGACGGAATATTCTATGTTTATATGGGACAAGACAGTGTGTTTCCTGCTGACGGAACTGTTGTAAAATTCACAATGAATGGCGTTAATTATGTGGGTAACTGCAAAATGGTTTTAGCTGATTATTCGTAAAGGCGGTGTACAGAATGTCTAAAATGAATAAGCTGATTAAGGAAAGTCAAGATAATAAAAAAACACTTGGTTATACCTATGGAACAGTTAAAAGCTACGACTCTACAAACTGCACGGCTGTTGTTTCGCTATTAGAGTATAATGGTGCTGAAAAATCTTTCTTGAATAAATCAGGTGAGATTTTAAGCATGGGAGATAGCGTGTGGATCTATTTCCGTGGTGGTGGTATAAACGCTGGCTACATTGCTATTAGGAATGGCAAACCTATACCTCTAGGAAGTCAAAATTCTAGCGTAGGACGATTTGTTGAATACGTTGATAGTGGTGGTAGTAGACACATCTCAGAAAAGTTTAATTATTATGGCAGTTCTTATTTTTATACTATAGCCCCTGATGGAACAGAACAGATTACTATTTATCTTGAAAATATCGCTCATGGTAATTATAACCATGTTGAAGGTCAAGCAAATCATTGTTACGAATATAGTTATGACAGCAATAATTATATTGATTTTTCAGAAATGAAAACTAACAGTATGTTACATATGTTACTCTATACTCGTGGAAATAGCAGTTTAAATTCCTTAACAGGCTTTAATAATACTAGCGTTGGTGGATTTTCTAATCACGTCAGCGGTATGTGGAATACATCTGAATATAGCGTGGCGGTTGATTGTAGCGGTGCAAAAAATACTGTTTTCAATTCTCGTGATACATATATTAATGGCATAAATCATTTGCTAGAGGGTGTAGCTGATAGTATTGTAGTTGGCACATACAATATTGTCAAGGGTGACAAAACTAAAGACCAAATGGCAAAATATAACGCCGTGTTTGGATATCACAATGAGGTTCTTAATTATGATGGATGTCTTGTTGCAGGTACATGGAATCATGCCACGGCAGATAACCAAACCGTTATAGGTATCAATGCAAAATCAACTTATAAAAGCTCGGAAAATGCAAGTATACTATTTAATATAGGAAATGGTCATAATATAGAAGATGGAACTCTAACTCAAAACTCTGCAATGCAAGTAGACTTTTTGGGCAATGTTTATGCTGGCGGTGCGTATAAAACGATTGGTGCTGACTATGCCGAATATTTTGAATGGCTTGACGGCAACGCTAAAAATCAAGATAGAATTGGTTTGTTTGTTACGCTTGACGGTGATAAAATCAAGCTTGCGAATAAAGACGATTATATACTCGGCGTCATATCAGCTAATCCGTCTATTGTTGGTAACTCTGCTGAATTAGATTGGCATGATAAGTATAAAACAGATGTTTATGGACGGTTGATTTATGATGAGTCATACAATCCTATAGTCAGTGAAAACTATAACGATACGCTTGAATATGTTCCTCGTGGGGCTAGAAAAGAGTATAGCAAAGTTGGTTTGTTAGGACAGTTAGTAGTTCAAGATGACGGAACGTGCAAGATCAACGGATATTGTACGGCTAGTGTGAATGGCGTGGCAACCAAGTCAGATAGTGGTTATAGGGTTATCAAACGTATTGATGAAACACATATAAAAATAATACTTAAATAGAAAGAGGGCTAACAACCCTCTTTTATTATTGGAGGAAAAGTTATGAAAGAGATTATTACTCAGATGATTACAGAGTATTTACCTGTAATTTTAACAGCGGTTATGACGGCTATTGTAGGCTTTGTAAAATCGAAGTATACAAAAATCGCAAATGACAGCATTAAGAAAGATGTGGCGGCTACAACGGTTAAGTACATAGAACAGATTTATAAAGACGTTCACGGCACAGAAAAGCTTGAAAAGGCTAAAGAAACCATGCTTGCTCTGCTTGAAGAAAAGGGCATTAAGATTTCCGATATAGAGCTTGTTATCTTGCTTGAAAGTGCTGTTAAGGATATGAATTATAAATCACTCACAGATTTTATTGACGAGGTTAAGAATGGCGGTGAGTAATTATGAACGCAGTTAAGGAAATTGCTACCTACTGTGGAAGTATTACAACCATTTTAGCATTGATAACAATTATTGTTAAACCAATAAGAAATAGATTTGTAGGGTGGATCTCAAAAACAAGTGACAAAGATAATCTAAATAAAAAAATAGATAAACTAACAGCATTAGTGGAAAGACAGGTAGAACAGAACAAGGGCATGGAAGCCGAACTACAAAAACAGAGTTTGGCTTTGCAAGCTACGTTAAGAAATTCGATTTTAGTGATTTACAATTCAAGAATGAAAGAAAATAGTATTTCATTATATGAAAAGGAAAATCTCGCAAGGCTATACGAAAGCTATTCGTCTATTGGTGGCAATAGTTTTGTACATAACTGTGTGGACGAATTAAATAAACTGCCTGTAAAGGAAGATTAATTGGAAAGGAAGTATACATATGGCAACAACAATAAAAGGTATAGATGTTTCTCATTGGCAGGGTACTAATGTAGATTTTAACAAAGTAAAAAAGGCAGGATATGACTTTGTTATGATAAACGCAGGCTACGGCAAATATATCGGTCAGAAAGACGAATGTTTTGAAACCAATTACAAAAAGGCAAAATCAGCAGGGCTTAAAGTTGGTGCTTATTGGTATTCATATGCTCTAACATCAGCAGATGCCGAATTAGAAGCCAAGGTGTTTCTTGAGGCGATCAAGGGTAAAACTTTTGAAATGCCTATTGCTTTTGATATAGAAGATAGTACACAGTGTAATTTGTCGGCTTCTACTATAGGTAGTATAATTAATGCTTTTTGTGGTTATTGTGAAAAGAAAAATTATTATGTAATGCTTTATAGCTATGCTGCTTTTCTTAACAGTAAAGTTCCTAGTGATTGTAAAAACAAATATTGTGTATGGCTTGCTGAATTTGACAAGTCAAAGCCTTCATACGGTGGTAGCTATGGTATGTGGCAGTACACAAGTAAAGGCTCGGTTTCAGGTGTAAATGGAAACTGTGATTGCAATTATGCCTATAAAGATTTTACCGCAATTATAAAGAAAAAGGGTCTTAATGGTTTTAAAAAGCAAAAAAACAATGAACTTTCGATACTCGAAAAGTCTGGTTATAAAAAGGGTGATAAGACCAGTGGTGTTCTTGCTCTAAAAGAAATGCTCATCATAGCCAAGGCAAGAAAACTTCACAACGTCACACTTGACGAAAATAGTATATTTGGCGAGGGTACTGAAAAGGCTGTTAATGCTCTGCTGAAAAAGTGGGGTTATAAGCAGAATAGTGTTGCAGGTGAGAAGTTTATCAAGAAGCTTGCAAGTGCTATTAAGTAATACTAATTGTTTTTGTTTTTAAAGGGCGGGGTAACACAGCTTCGCCCTTGTTATATTTTATTTATACGAAAGGAAGATGATTTATGGCGTATTGTGCTACAAACGGAAACCTGTACGAAAATGGAAAAGCTTTTGAGCTGAAAGTTGGCATTGGTGCTGATTTTAAAGTACAGGCTTCGGGAACTGGCAGTTTTCAGGTTGTAGGAAAACTGACTCAGAATGGTGCAGAGGAAGTGCTTATGATGGTTGATTTAAGTGACTTCTCAACAGTTGATACGATTACAACGGAAAATGTTTATGCAGGAGATGTTAGTGGTTACTATAGTGTGACCGTTAAAAACGTCAAGGGTGTAAACAAAATTTGGGGAACTATAACATATTAAGGAGGTGGATTTATGGCTACAGATATTATTGCTAGAGGTATGGCGGCTAATGCTAAAAAGTCTGTCACCGCATTAGGTAACAAGATTGAAAGCGAAAAATGGATTGGCACAAAAGCCGAGTGGGAAGCTGTTGATAAATCCACTATAAAAGACGGAACAATCGTATATATTACTGATGATAAAACGGTGATTTTATACGATAAAGCGGAAATGGAAAAGATAGCCGCACAGGTCGCCACAGACCGCAAAGCCGCTGAAACCGCCGCGCAGACAGCACAGGCGGTGGCTGACAGCCTGCCTGAGGACTACACAACAGCGGTCGGGAAAATCGCTGAAAACACGGCAGACATTTCTGCGGTAAAGCTGACCGACAAGGAGTTGCAAAGACGTGTAAACGCACTGTATGACATGGGTCAGGGTATCACACATAGGTTTGAAACTGACACAGATACGGCATATGCTAAGACAGTGCCGACAGGGGCGAAGTTGATGTCGATTAAGTCCGTCGGGGGTAGGAGTTTGGTATTTAATCAGATTGTTAACCCTAACAATTTTCGTCCAAGCTATACAATGAACGGTGTTACATTTACAAAGATTGACAATGTCAAGTTCGTAGCAAACGGCACTGCAACTGGTGGGGATGCCTATTTCTCAGGTAGCTTTGTTCCGATTAAAGGTCATGTATATCTGGAAAAGTCCTGCCCTAAGGGTGGCTCAGCAACGACGTATCGCTCGTATCTTACAGGGAGTGGAGTTGTGATGGACACCAATTATGGGAATGGCGTAATAGCACCCCTTAATGTAGACACACAAGTATACATGGTTCCGTTGCTGATTAAGGAAGGAACAACTGTCAATAATTTGGTAGTCTACCCACAGATTTATGACCTCACCGCAATGTTTGGTTCAGGCAACGAACCTGCGAGCGTTGAAGAATTTGAGAAAATTTTCCCTGCGGACTACTACCCATATGCTGCTGGCGAGATTGTCAGCACTGGGGTGACAGAGGTCGCTGTGGGTGATACCGCACATAAAATCCCCGAAGCAATCAAAGCACTGCCTGGCTACGGCTGGAGTGCAGGAACGGCTAAGAACTATGTTGATTATGAGAATAAAAAATATGTTCAATGTGTTGGCAGCGTTGATTTAGGAACAGTACAATGGGTTGCAGGCGACGGTGAAAGAGTAAGTTTTCAAACGTCGCAGGTTAAAGGGCAGAAGCTGACAAAGAATTACACCATTTTGCCAAATTTCCTGTGTTCAAAATATTTAACAAAAACGCAAAACGAGGTTTGGGGTAAAACCGATGTAACAGGCATATCAGCCGATGCAAACGCTGATGGGTATGTCTATATCAACGATATGTCATATACCGATGTTGATGCCTTTAAGCAGGCAATGTCAGGCGTAATCCTGTATTACGAGCTGGCAGAACCTATAGTAACAGATATATCATCATTAATACCAGATGACTTCCTGAGAAATATAGAGGTAGAGGCAGGCGGTTCAATCACGTTCAAGGGTGGTAATGACAATTACAGAATACCGGTACCAAGTGAGGAAGAGTATGTTGTGAAACTGAGTGAAGTGGGAGGTACAACATGACAGATTTAGAAAAATCTATGGTTGAGAGCATGGGGCTGACGGAAGACAATTTTCGCAAGCCCAAAGTCACCGAGATAGACAGGATAAAGGCAAACGTCGATTTTCTGGCTATGCTGAACGGTGTAGAGTTGGAGGTGAGCGGCGATGAGTAAAAACTATGCAAAGGTCAAGAGATACTATGACAGCAGTTTGTGGTCGGTTGCTATGGTGCACGCCGCTGTTGGCAAGTGGATAACGGCTGAGGAGTATAAGAAAATTACGGGGACGAAGTATGAAAATTCTCAAAATAACAAGTAAATAAAATCCCCATTTGATTAAAAAATACAGGCTCGGAAAGTGCGTAGATGCGTGGTTTGCGAGCCTTGTGTTTTATAAAATTATAAAAAAAAATTAAAAATAGACAAAAAACAAGGAGATGAGATACAATGAGTGTAAATACATTTGACAAGAATAATGGTGACCTTACACCTTTATCTAAATTGTATCAAATAGAATCGGGTGACGAGGTCGGCAAATTATTTGAAGAAATGACCTCACTCAAAACACAGGTAGAAAGCAATACCGAGAAAATTAGTGAATTAGAAAACAGCAAATCGGTTATGCCGAGTGGAATGGCATTTACGATAGCCTATGGCGCAATAAGTTCTTCAATCACAGGAAAAGCAACAATAGAGGAGGAACAAGTATGAAAATATACGAGGGAACAGACGGACTTAGAGGATTAGTCAGGAAACTTATTGAAGTTTATAATTTTAAGAAAGTTGTGTACGAGGGCGATAACGCAAGTATTGACACCAAAGATGCTACCTTTCAGCTTTGGGTAACAGACGAGCTGTTTTTAAGAGGTCAGTTTGCTGATACAAGTAGAAGTTTTGGTTGGTGTGACCTAAGAACAGAAGCATTGACTTGTCCTTGTGTGAGCACTGCGCCTAACATTGGAGACCCAAGAAGATGGATTATTTATAAGCAAAGTGATTTAGTAGCTATTGGAATAGACGGTAATACCGCTAGTAGACCTGGTATAAATATAATAATTGGCGAAATAACTAACTATGAAACAGGAGAAACTGAAATAGGTATGACAACAAGTTGTGCTACTAATAATATTGACAAATATGCTGTTTTTACCAACGGCATGTCTGTACTGTCTGCACCATATAGATATTTTTGTCAGCAAAAATCAGTAACATCACTTGCTCCTGTAGTTTCTACCAGTCAAAACAAAGGTTTTACAAATGTATATCACATACTTTCTCATATACAGGGTATATCAGATAACAATACTTATTGTGACTACGCTGTACCTACACAAACTATACTGCTTAATAATAAGAAATATCTATTAAGCAGATTTGCATTTGAGATAAAGGAGTAA